GTGCTTCCAGTATGTAAAATATTAGTATCAAATATAACAATTTTATTTTCTTCGCTAGTTACAATTTTATTATTTTTAAATTTAGTATATCCGTTGTTTGTATTTATATAAAGAACAGCGGTCTTACTGTTTATTTTTTTACCAGTGTTTATATCGGTATGATATCCATGTTCTATTATCTTATCTGTTCTATATAAAAAATTTGCTTTTATTCTAATTAAAGAAACAACATTTAATTTTGTTAAAATAGGGTCTATAAAATTAAAAGAAGAACTTGTTATTGTAAAATTTTTATAAAAATTATGTATAATAGCGCGCTATGCCTTTACAGAAGATACAATTTAAGCCAGGATTTAATAAACAACAAACTGCAACCGGAGCCGAAGGGCAATGGATTGATGGTGATAATATTAGATTTAGATATGGTGAACCACAAAAGATAGGTGGCTTTCAACAACTCGTTGCTAGCACCTTAGCAGGACCTGCCAGAGACCAGCATACTTGGACTGCATTAAATGGTAAAAAATATGCAGCAATAGGAACTTCAAAAATACTAGTTATTTATTATGAGGGTTCTTTTTTTGATATTACTCCGCTTGGAACACCTTTAACTTCTTGTACTTATACTTCAACAACTGGATCATCAACAGTTACAATTAATAAAACAGCTCATGGATTAGAAGTTGGTGATTATATTATTTTCACGAGTGTTACAACTCCAGGATCTCCTACAACAAGTTATACGTCAGCAGATTTTACAACCAACGTTTTTGAAGTAAAATCAGTTCCAACGTCAGGAACGTTTACAATCACCATGCCATCAAATGAATCCGGTACTGGTGTTACTGCAGGTGGAACTTTAACAACAACACCATATATTGAAATAGGTCCAACTTTTCAAACTCCAGCATTTGGATTTGGAACTGGATATTGGGGAGGAACGATTCCAACATCTTTTACAACTACATTAAACGGTGGCATTAATAATATAGTTACAACTATTACAGTTGTTTCAGCTTCAGCATTTCCATCATCTGGTCGAATAGATATTGGAACAGAATTAATTACTTATACAAGTAAAAATGCAACACAATTTTTAGGTTGTACTCGAGGTGCAAATGGATCAACAGCAGCTTCTCATTCAACAGGAGCAACTGTAACTAATGCAACAAGTTGGGTTGACTGGGGAGAAGAATCAAATACTGCAGGTGTTACTCTTGCACCAGGTTCCTGGTCACTCGATAACTATGGACAGTTATTAGTTGCTACAGTTAAGAATGGAGCAACTTATACATGGGATCCATCTATACCAGGAGCAGTGCAAACAAGAGCTACAATAGTTTCTAATGCTCCAACAGCATCTATTATGAGCGTTGTATCAGATAGAGATAGACATTTATTCTTAATGGGAACAGAAACTACAATTGGAGATCCTTCAACTCAAGATCCGATGTTTATAAGATTCTCAAATCAAGAAGATATTAATACTTGGAATCCAACTGTTACAAACACTGCAGGAACTTTTAGACTAGATACGGGAAACGAGATTATAGGAGCTATACAAGGTAAAGATTATATATTCGTTCTAACGGATCAAGCAGCATATACTATTCAATTCGTTGGTCCACCATTTACATTTTCTGTAAGACAAGTTGGAACAAACTGTGGATGTATTGGTCAACATGCAATGATATTTGCTCAAGGAGCTGTATTTTGGATGGGATTTGGTGGAGGATTTTTTGCATTTGATGGAACTGTAAAACAATTACCATCATTAGTTGAAGACTTTGTATTTACAGATGTTGGAGATAATTTAGGAATTAACTATGATGCAAGTCAAATAACTTATGCATATCATAATAGTTTATATAATGAAGTTGGTTGGTTTTATGCAAAAGCAGGATCAACTCAATTAGATAGAAATGTAGTTTATAACTTTGTTGAAAATACATGGGCTGTTGGATCTTTAACTAGAACAACATATCAAGATTCTGTTACTTTTGATTTACCATATGCAACACAATATATAACAAATGGTACACCAACATTTCCAACTATTAACGGTGTAAGCAATATAGTTGGTTCATCTAAATACTGGGCACAAGAAACGGGTGTTAATGAAGTAGATGCAAATGGTAATGCAACAGCTATTGCAGCTTATGTTAAATCAGGGGACTATGATCTATCAGAACAAGGTTTAGCAGGAGATGGTCAATTAATTATGCGTGTTAAAAGATTTATTCCAGACTTTAAGAGCTTAGAAGGCAATGCAAAAATAACTTTATTCTTTAGAGATTATCCAGCAGATGCTGATTCAACCCCATCTTCAACACCACCTTTAATTACAGGACCATTTACAATTACATCTTCAACGACTAAAGTAGATACGCGCGTGCGAGGAAGACAAGTGAGTTTAAAAATAGAAAATGATGCAGTAGGTGAAACTTGGAGATATGGAACTTTGAGATTAGATATTGAAGCAGGTGGTAGAAGATAATGGCAAAGATAACAGCGTATGTACCAGAACCAACACAAAACTATGATGTTAATAATCAAAGACAAATACTTGAAGCAGTTAACACAATTAAAGATCAACTTAACTTTGGATATCAACAAGATTTAATTAACGAACAAGCAGCAATGTTACAATTTATGTATGGAAATCAAAATGGATTTGGATGTGATACAGGTACTCCATCTAATCCTACAGTCATAGTTCCTGGTGGAAATAGTGTTGATGCCTTTGGAAGATTAAGAGTTTCTAATCCTCTTACTATCTTTGACAGTAAAAGTATTATGTCAAAGAATAATCTATTTGATGAATCAACGGCAAATGGTGGAACAGTTACTTATACTTCTAATAAATCTACAGTTAATTTAAATGTAACAGAAGCAGCAGGTTCTAAAACAATAAGACAATCTAAAAGAGTGATGTCTTATCAACCTGGTAAATCATTATTAATATTTAATACCTTTGTAATGAATGCTCAAACAACTAATCTTAAACAAATGGTTGGTTTATTTGATGCTAATAATGGAATATTTTTTCAAGATACAGGATCAGGTTATCAAATTGTAAGACGAACTTATACATCAGGATCTCCAGTTGATACTGAAATTAATCAAGCAGATTGGAATGGAGATAAATTAAATGGAACTGGGCCAAGTGGATTTACATTAAATGCTGCAACATCAAATATATTATTTATAGATATTGAATGGTTAGGGGTTGGATCCGTTAGAGTTGGATTTGTTATTAATGGTCAATTAATTACAGCGCATACTTTCTATAATGCAAATAACTTAACAACTGTTTATATGCAAACAGCTAATCTTCCAATTCGTTATGAAATTCAAAGAACTGGAACCTTAACTGCAGGAACTTATACATTACAACAAATATGTTCTTCATGTATTTCTGAAGGAGGTTATTCACCACAAGGATTAGAACAAATGATTGGAACTTCTCAAATTAATGCTGGCGTAAATTTATCAACAGTAAATACTTATTATAATATTGCAACTATTAGAATTAAGTCAGGAAGACCTTATGCAGTTATAGTTCCAGCAGGGGCCGATATTTTAAATATATCTAATAGTGATTTTGAATGGGGTTTATTTTTTAATGCAACTCCATCTTCTGCTTTTAGTTATACATCTTTTAATGATAATGTTGAATATGATTTAACTACTGTTGATTTAACTTCAACAGGTACAAGAATAGCAGGTGGATATTTAGGAGGTAAAACTGCTCCATTTGCATTAGGGGGAGATTTCATAGCTTTTGCAAATCAACTTGGACAAACAATTAGTGGAACATCGGATACTTTAACATTAGGTGTAAGACCAGGAACAGCAAATGGTGATGTCTCTGGTTTATTAAAATGGTATGATTTAACATAATGGCTATATTTTATAAAAATCAAGGATTTAGTTTATCAACTACAAATGCAACAACTGTATTAAGTATTAATACTTCTTCAGTTGCAATTGTTAAAGATATTGCTGTAACTAATACAGGATCAAATCCAGCTACATTAGATATGTATGTTTATGATTATTCAGCATCTACAACTTATCAATTTATTCATGCAAGTGTTGCAGGTGCATGTAATGGTAATGCGGCTCAGACAGTCTTGAATTTAGAAGAAGGAGATGCTATATTAGCGCAAACACCAACTGTTAATGTTATTAAAGGCGTTATCAGTTATGCATTATTAGACAGGACAGGAGAAAATGGATAATCTACCAAAGATAGAATGTCAGACAGTAGAAATTATTAAAAGTAAGAAAACTGGAAAGACTTATAATAATATGGAAGACTTCTTAAAAGAAAACAAAATTGAAGATTTACAAAAAGATTTAGCTGTTACAATTACAAACAAAGGTTTAGAGTTATTAGAGAAAGTAATGAATCAAAAATGAATCCTAGAGGCGGAACAGAATTACAGGTAGAATTACTAGAAAAATTTGCAGATAAAAATTTACTAGATCAAGTACAAATAACTACATCGGTACCTGAGAAAATACCATTACATCCAACTAAACCAAATATACTTTGGCAACAAAATTCATATGATCAAGCTAATTTAGTGCCTTGGTTTAAAGATAAAAATAATCATAAAAAATATGATTGGTATGTATTTAATTCACATTGGTGTTATGAAAAATTTAGAATGATGTTTGATATACCAACTCATAAATCTTTTTGTAAATCTTCAATTTTGTTTTCTTTTAAGAAGT